TACGACTGGAGCACATCCCAAGAGCTTTTGGCCGGGTGTGCATAAATGGTTCGGGATCTCCTACGGGCAGCATCCCGAAGAGTGGCCGGATCTTTACGACACCTATCCCAGTGACAAAAACTGGGAAGAGGATGTGCAGACGACCGGCTTTGGGCTTGCCCCTATTAAGACGGAAGGGCAGGCGGTAACGTTTACGACTCATCATCAGGGTTGGTACAAGCGGTATATCCATGTGGTTTACGGGCTTGGCTATATCGTGACCCGTGAGAATATCGAGGACGGCCTTTACGCCGAGCTGTCCACCGGGCGGGCCGAATCCCTGGCGTTTTCCATGAGAACGTCCAAGGAGATCGTCCATGCCAACCCTATCAACCGCATGACAAGCGGCAGCTACCTTGGTGGCGACGGTGTGGCTCTTCTGAGCACATCGCACCCCACCTCTACCGGGGGCAATCAGAGCAATTACCTAACCCCGGCGGCGGATATTTCCGAGAGCGCGATAGAGGATATCTGCATCATGGCCTATACGGCCAAGAACAACGAGGGTCTGCAGATTCCTCTTCGGGTGATGTCCCTGCATATTCATCCCAATGATTGGTTTGAGGCAAATCGTATCCTGAAGAGCACTCTTCAGAACGACACGGCCAACAATGCGATCAATGCTCTCAAGGCGACAAGTGCGATCCCCAACGGGATCAAGATGAATCATTACTTCACGGACACCGACGCATGGGGCGTCAAAACCGACTGCCCGCACGGATTCAGGCATTTCAAGAGGCGGGCGCGTGAGTTCACGAAAGACAACGAGTTCACCAGCGAGAACGCGATGGCGAAGGCAACGGAGCGGTATAGCTGCGGCTGGACCGACTGGCGGTGCTGGTATGGTTCTCCCGGAGCGTAATCGCCAACCCTCCCCTCTCCTGACCGGGGAGGGGAAGACAAGGAGAAAACAACGATGAAGAAGCTTTTTGTACTCATTGTGGCGTTGTGCCTTGCTGTGGGTTGGCTTGTCAGTGATAGCTTTGCACGCTCGCGGGCTACACGCCACAACGCGCTCGAAATTGAGCGTACCGTCGGGGACGATCAGAATGTCGTGGGTACCCTGCGGGCCGTATCGGTGGCGGGCAATACCAATTTCCGTGTGCTGCCCAACGGCGGCATTGTCATCTACGATGGAAGTGGTGATACGGCCTACTATGTCGAGCACAACGGTAGGGTGAATTACCACAACATCGTCTATATTGACGGCACGGACGATCTGTCCACATGGATCGGCAACGAATCCGGTGAAAGCCATTTCGTCATGGAGGCCGGGAAGGAGTATGTGGTTGATCTATGGGCGATTGCTACCCATGGATGTGCCCCCGGTGGCGTGACCGCCATGGGGACTTCTGGCGCGAACGTGGCTTTTTCGGGAGTGACAGGAGTGCTGGAGCCCGTCACGATAGACAATGACGGGATGACCGTTACGGTTCGGCTGGGGCTTTCTCCTAACACAACAGCGGCAAGGGCGAAATGGTCGGTGTCCGGTGGGTCCGGGTTTGGAATTCCGGGCGTTGGAGAGGAGAATACCTTTTATTCCGGTGCTACTGCGATCTATGTCTATCCTCCTCCCGGTAGCGCAACGACAATTTACGGGTTCCAGGTTTTGGAGGGGAACGATAATACAAATTCGGCAATTACGGACTATCAGACCGCGCTCGTGTACGTGTCTGGATGGACGCCTGGAATTTATGACAATACGGGAGCGGAGGCATGCAAGTCCGGTCTGACCGTGGCGAGAACATTCGGTAGTTCCGGTATTACGCTTTTCGGCGCGAAACAGACGTACCGGGCGCAGTACAACAGCGGTATCTCCTGGATGCTGATCGACGGGCGCGGACTGCCGGGCCAGAATCAAGACTAAAGATGGCTGGACACAGCAGAAACCCCGGCTATCAGGCCGGGAACTACTGGATGCAATGCCCACGTTGCGGCTTCGATTATCGTCGGTCGCAGATGCAGCAAGAGTGGAACGGGCTCTGGGTATGTGAAAAATGCTTCGAGCCCCGACACCCGCAATACGACGTGAAAGGCCGGGCCGATAGGCAGAACGTGCCCGTGGCCCGGCCCAACACGGTCGATACATTCAACACCACAACCCTGGGGGCGGCGGCCTCCAAGGGTGACACATCCATCACGGTCGCAAGCGCAACAGGCATTGAGGACAACTACAGTATCGGGATTGTACTGGATAATGAATCAATCCACTGGACGCTCGTGAATGGAGATCCCGTGGGCACTACCGTCACGCTTGAAGATGCGATAGCGGAAGCTGACGCGGCAAGCGGCAACACGGTCTACATCCCCGGGGATAGCTTTATTGAACCGACGGCAACAACCGTCAATGACCTATGAGGGTAGGCTATGGCTCTATCGGGTTCATATGATTTCGACCTGACATGCACTGAAATCTGCACAGAAGCCCTGGAGCTCAATCAGGCCGTTGCGGCAGGGGAAACTCCATCGGCAGAGGACATAACGACCACAAGACGCACCTTCAACCTGATGATTAAGGCATGGCAGGCCGACGACATCGGGATATGGCTTCAGACCATCGTGAACTTCACCCTCACGGCGGATAAGGAATCCTACACGATTGGCAAGGTGGGGACGGAGGATATTGATGAGCCGCGACCCCTGGACATCATAGAGGCCAGAATCCGGGATGCCACATCGGGTCTCGACACACCCCTTGAGATTATCACTCGCCAGGAATACCTGGATTTTCCCGATAAGAGCACAAGCGGAACCCCCTCATCCCTCTATTATGATCCACAGCAAACATCGGGGGTGATTTATGTCTGGCAACCTTCCGATAACAGCACAGATTCCATATACTTCACAGCCAAGAATCCCGTCCAGGATCTTGACTCCATAACCAATAACGCCAATTTTCCGCAAGAATGGCTGCTTGCCATAACGACAAACCTTGCGGTTCGTGTGGCTCCGAAGTTCGGAAAGGTTGTTTCGCAAGACCTAAGGCGGCAGGCGGAGATAGATTTTCTGAAGGCTTCCGGTTGGGACCGGGAACATGGTTCCGTGTATTTTGCAAGAGAGAGAAGATAGAAAATGGCCGTAGGCATTGACATGCAACGCGGTGCGGGCCTTGATCCCGCCATTACTCGCATAGAGAAATACTTTTTACCATAATAAAACGGAGAAGTCAATGGGAATCCCCGTACCTATCATCGGCGGTTCATACGAAGGGCGCGTGAGCGACTTCAACGCCTCCCGATGCGTGAACCAATATGTGGTTACGGGTACGAACGAAGAAGGCAACAAATATCCCGCCATGCTCCAGGGGACTCCCGGATGTACGGAGTTTTGCGATACCGGAACGAGCACTGAAATTCGAGGCATGATCGCTGTTGGAAACTACCTGTACGCCGTGGCAGGTAACGGGTTCTATCGGATAACGACCGTAGGGGCAACTACAAGCCTTGGAACACTCAATAGCGCCACGGGGCATTGTTATCTTGAATACAACAGCTCCACCGGCAGTCAAATCATGATTGTCGATGGAACTACGGGATATATCTACAATACGTCAACCGGGGCTTTTGCGCAAATTACGGACGCGGATTTTCCTGGAGCGAGCACATTGGCTTTCCAGGACGGCTATTTCATCGTAAGCAGGCCGAATACACGCGAATGGTGGCATTCGGATTCTTACGACGGCACAGCATGGACCGGGACAAGCTATGCGACGAAGGAGGGGGCTCCGGACAATCTTCTGCGCGTGTTGTGCGATCATCGAGAGCTCTGGCTCTTCGGGGCCAAGACAACAGAGGTCTGGTACAATGCGGGTTCCGGCACACCGCCTTTCTCGCGCAAGATTGACGAGATCCTGCAACGTGGCATTAGTGCGGCGGCTTCCGCAGCGGCAGAGGCTAACACCATATTCTGGTTGGACGATCGGCGCATGGTCCAACGGGCGGTCGGCTACAAACCCGAAACCATATCGACACGCCAGATAGAGTATCAGTTTTCCTCTTATGATACCGTCTCGGACGCCATCGGTTTCTGTTATTCTCAAGACGGCCATACCTTTTATGTCTTGGCATTCCCGACGGCGAACAAAACATGGGTCTATGATGCCGCCACGAATTTTTGGCACGAACGGGCTTCATGGCCGTCCCCGTACACGGGCAGATGGAGAGCCAACTGTTATGCGGAATTTAATGACCAGCACCTAATCGGCGATTATGCAAACGGTAAAATCTATGAGCTCGATCTGTCCGTCTATGCTGAGGATGGCAATGTTCTCAAGACCATACGGAGAGCGCAGGCTATTCACAAAGATCGCTTGATGCTTTTCCACAATCGCCTTGATATTGAGTTTGAAACTGGAGTTGGACTTGCAAGCGGGCAGGGTTCCGATCCTGTGGCCATGGTTCGATGGTCTGACGACGGCGGGCATACCTGGTCCAATGAGCACCAGATGAGTATCGGGAAGATGGGTGAATACGGGAAGCGGGTCTATCGGAATCGGCTTGGACGGTCGAGGTCGAGAGTCTATGAGATTTCCGTAACCGACCCCGTAAAGCGCAACATCCTTGCCGCCCATCTCGATGCGACCGTGGGGACAAGCTGACATGGCCCTTAAGCCTTTCCCATACCGTGAATTCGCGCAGAATCCGGCAAGCCCCATTGTGCGGGCCTGGTTTGAAGATCTGTATAGGAGCGCGGCCACACAGGTAGACAGTCCGACAGTCGATAATTTCGTCTCATTGGATGCCAATGGAAATATGCAGGATAGCGGCTATGATGCTACATCGTTCGGCAGCTCTAATGCTATCTCTGGTAGCACGTCGGGTCAAAAGCTTAGACAGGTAAGTCTGACGATTGCAGACGGCACCAATGCGAACACGATTAAGTGTACGGTGGCGAATCTCTACAACGGGGACACTATAGCCGCAACGGACAATATATCCAAAGGGGCGACGACCGGCAATTTCACCCTTAACGCAGGCGGCACACAGCTCATAGTGGAAAAATCCGGTTTGTCCGGTAATTGCCTGATGGCTCACGGTTCGCTTGCAGACGATCAAACCAATACATCGGACCCAACCTTGAATTGCTATGCAAGCGGCAATGATATCACTATCGCCATTGACAGCAATGGCACACCGCAGGACTTGACTTCCCTGGTGGATTTCGGGGGGGGCTCAAGCATAACGGCTATTATTCTGTATCTTACGGACGCATAAGGAGACGACGAGATGGGCTTTTGGGCAGTGGCGGCACCAATAATCGGCGGGGCTCTGGCGGCTGGCGGCAGTATCATGGGGGCCAAGAAAACTGCCGAAGCGGCAGAAAGCGCGGGATCGCAGCAAGCGGAAGCGATGATCGAGGCGGCGCGTATTCAGGCGGAAAGCCAGGAGGATGCCATTGAGGAGCTGCGTCGTCAGTATGATATCACGCTCGATATGCTTTCCCCTTATGCGACAATCGGCCCGCAAGCCTACGCATCCTATCTCGGCCTTCTGGCGGCATCCCCCCTTCCATCTCAGGCGGCAGCAGCCCAGAGCCTCATAGATCAGCTTGGAGGCAAAGTAACGGCCACAAGGGTTGTCCCCGGAACCGTGGCGACTGCGGCGGAAGGTGCGGGGGGCGGCTTGCCCGCTCAATCCTGGATAGGCAAAACCGATAGTGCGGGTGATATTCCGGGCGGATTCATTGACACGCAAACGAACGATATGGGTGTGACTTACTACCGTTATCCGAACGGCATGAGCTTCAAGATCCTCCCGGGAAGTAGCAGGGGGACATGGATTCGCACCGGATCAAACGAAGCTGGCGCGGACGGTTGGGGGACTACTGGCCCTGTTACCGATACGACAGCGCAGGATCAATTCATCACGGAAGAATACGAGATCCCGACGCTTGAGCAGATCGTCTATGAGGAATCGCCGGGCTATCAATGGCAGCTCGGGCAGGGTCTCGAAGCCATAGAGAAAAGCGCGGCGGCGCGTGGAAAGCAACTGTCGGGCGGAACGCTTCAATCCATGATGGAATACGGGCAAGGGCTTGCGGCGCAGGATTACGAGAGTTTCCTACAACGCTACTACCAGAGCCTTACGCCTTTCACCGGCATGGCCGATACGGGCCTCAATGCGATCTTGCAGACGGCTGGTGCGGGACAGAATACGGCCTCTCAGATTGCAAGCATGATAGCGCAAGGCGGCACGGCACAGGCGGATTTGTTGTCCCAGATAGGCACAGCACAGGGACAATCGACCCTGCAGGCCGGTCTTGCACGGGCGAGCGGATATCAGAATTTGGGCAATATCATGGGGAACACTATGGGCAGTATAGGCTCATATTATCAACTAAAAGAATTATTGGGATAAAGGGACTGAAATCATGCCACAGATAACACCCTACAACCCTCCCGATCCGGCACGGAATCTCCTGCTTGCGGAACAAATCAAAGGGGCGCGGCAAGGCCGAGAGATGCAGAAACAACAAATGGATCTCTCGATCACGCAGGCCAAAGCCGTCGCGCTTACGGATATCATGCAGACATTCGCGGGAATCCGGGACGAGACGAAGGCGCGGGCAATCGCAAACCAAAAAGCAAAAGTCTATAGACAGGGGGGCCTTCTTGATCCCGATTTCGATATCAACGATATTGCGATGGAATACCGTGGCGAAAAGATAACGCAAACCGACAGACCGAAAGTCGGCGGGCAAGGATACGAGCTATCCGGGAACTCAGGCGACATAGTGGAATATCTCGGATGGGTGAAGGAAAGCACCCTCGGTGGGAAAGGCATCGACACCGATGAAGAGGAACTGAAGGCGGCGGAATACGACATAAGCCTCAAGCCGATTGAATGGAAGGCCGGAACAAGAGAAGAGCAGCTTTCTTTTGCGGAAGAAGAGGCTGAGGCAAAAGCAAAAGGGAAGGAAAAAGTTGAAGGAACACAAGTATTCAAGGGGAGATCTTCTGAGATACAATACATGAACACCCTTATGGGATTAAAAGATAAAATAACGAGCGGAGCGGCAACCAAATCAGAACAAGACCAATACAAGCTTGCTGAATGGCAGCTTACACAACCTAAAGTTGTTGTTGATCCAACGACGGGACAGCAAACAGTAATGACACCAACTCTTCCTCCCGGATTTCCATCTCTTAGAGATAAAGGCATTGGAGAGCCACCGGAGCAAGAAGAAGTCGCAAACATCGTTAAATTTTATCCTATAAATGAACCTGGACAAATACAAAAAGTGGAGATACCGAAATATCGTGCATCTTTGGATAAAATTGCTTTAATGCGAAACAAGCTAAAACAACTAAGAACTATGATAGAGAATGAATGGACAAAATCTGTTCCTACTTATATAGATCCTGGAAAAACAAGGGAATTCAAAACAACTTACAATGAAGTGCTTATGAATTATAAAGAGGTATTGAACCTTGGGGTTCTAAATGGGCCTGACCTTGTAATTATGGAAAGAATCCTTCAAGATCCAACATCTCCAGTGACTACGATTCTTGGAAAAGATTACATATTGAAATCTATTGATAGGGTTTTCAATACGCTCACAGATGAAGAAAATTTCTGGAGAAGCAAACTGAATATGCCAACGAAAAAGGGAGCCAGTAGCGGAGAATATATAGCAGGGAAAGATTATGAATGGGAAGATGGTCGAAAACTTCGTTATGGTGGCAAGGATAGCAAGGGCGAAAATATATGGTTTAAGGCTGACTAATGGTTATGGCATCAGATAAAATCAAGGAAATAGAGCGGGTTATAATCGATGAAGATGATAAGCCTATTAAAATGGTAGGCAAAGAACCCATTGAGATGCCCGCAAATGAGGAAACGAAAGCGCCATGGTATGTGCCAATCTATCACCGTATCATTCAGCCCACAATCGAAGGACTTGGGATGGGTATTGGTGGTGTTATTGGGGCAGCCGCTACAGCAGGACCATGGGGGGCGATTCCCGGTGCAGCGCTTGGGTACGGAATAACAAAGAAAGGCGGAGAAATACTTGGACGTGGCCTTGATGTTATGGCAGGACGCGAAGTAGGCGAAGCCCCAGGAGTAGTTGAAGAAACATTGCGAAGCGCTAAAGACATAGGAATGGGCGCAACGATGGAAATGGGTGGTCAGCTCATAGGGAAAGCTATCCCTATTGTATGGAAATATGGAGGGAAGATAGCAAAACAAGGAATTGGACGATTCACGGGTACAGGCACACGCGCAGCAGAAGAAGCAATCAAAAGCGGTCAGTCTGCAAAAGGGTTAAACCCATTCAAGTCTCAGACAAATTTCGATAAAGCAATGCGCGGGCAGCTATCAGGAGAAGATGTCGTTTCATTGGCGCGAAAGGGACTTGTAGATATCAAGAACATAAGAACCGCAAAATATCAAGCAGCATTAAAAGAAATAGAAAAAGAAGCAGGAAGCAAGCCTATAGATATACAACCTATTGCAGACCATCTTAAATCACTTATGGATCAATATAATATAAAAACCGTATTGCAATCCGATGGAACAATTCTCGTTAATGCAGAGCGTGTAGCAATGGGCAAAAAGGGTATTAAAGATATACAGGAGATTGTGGATATTGTTGGAAATTGGGGAAGATATCCTGAAGATTATACTATAACTGGAATTGATACCCTAAAGAGACAGCTTCATGATTTTTGGTCTGAATCATCTCAGGCGCGACAGTTCGTAGCCTCTCTTGAGAATGTTGTAAAAAAAACAGGGACTGATGCTGTCCCTAAATATGCTGAACAGCTCAAGGGGTATGAAGAGGCTACACGACTAATAAAGGATCTCGAAGCTGGGCTAATGATGCGAAAGCAAGGAATGACAGGAAGGATTGTATCAGATCAAACATTAAGGCGTCTTATATCTGCCATGAAAGACAACTTTGAACTGAGAGGAGATCTTTTACAAATTCTTACGCAACAAGGCGGAGAGGATGTTATGGGGGCAGTTGCTGGATATTCCATGAGCTCATTGCTGCCAAGGGGATTGGCTGGCACAGGGCCTATGATTGTTGGCAATGTTGCACTTGCTAAACTCGTTAATCCGATATTCTGGCCCATTGTTGCGGCAAGTTCTCCAAGGGTTTCTGGTGAATTTCTCAGGGTCCTCGGCAAATACGCAGGAGGTAAGGCAGCAATAATAGCAGATCCAGCAGGCAAAGTTCTCGGGTACGGAATTTTTTCGGAAACCTTGGGAAATCTTATCCCCGAAGCTCGCCAAGAATAAGAACTAAAACAATGGATATGAATATTAGCCAAAAAGTCATTTTTTGTTCTCCGACATTAAGGATATAACAATGAAAAAACTTCTGTCAATCATATTCGGTTTTATCCTGCTGTTTGCCATATCGAATGTCTATGCCCTGAACATTACCGGAAGCCCCATGTTCCAGGCGCTTGACGGCAACGGAGTCCCCCTTGCAGGCGGCTATCTCTATACCTATGAGGTAGGCACCACAACCGCGAAGGCCGCCTATCAGGACTATGCGGGCGTAGCAAGCCACACGAATCCAATCGTCCTGGATTCACGCGGAGAGGCGGAGATATGGTGGAACGGACCCTATAAGCTTGTGCTCAAAGATGCTGACGGCACGACCATCTGGACGATAGATAATTTCGGCTCGGGCAAGTATTACGATACGGCATCGGCAAGCTCGGGCTATATCGCCATCTCGCATGATTCCGGCACGTCGGAGATCCGCTTTGTGGCGACAATCTCGGGAAACAGCGTCGAGATTACGGATCTCGATATCCGTAAGATCGAGGCATCGACCGTCAGATCCGGAGTGAGCCCCATGGTGGGAGGTGCCGGATCATCCGTGGTATCCGGCACGTCTCTTGCCCAGGATGCTTATGGTACGTTCATCATCAACAATACGGGCAATTGGGCGGAATATGGACTCCATCCTATCGCCGGGGTATCGGCGGCCTACGTTAAATTCATGCAGGATGCTAGCGGTGGAGGTATTACGATCTATACATCCGGTTCAACGGAGCCTTTTCATGGCTATGGGGGGCTTTCCGGGACGAGTTATCTCCACCTGCAGCCCGGCAATCCATGGGAATCGGCTTTGCTATGGCCTATAAAGATTAGCGGAACATGCGCTTATTGGTATGTTGAGGAAGTGGGATCATGGGACGCCAACTAATATCCATCATTTCATTTATCGTCTTCATTGGTGTCTATCCCGCATGTGGATGGGGGTTTTGGGCTTTCACCGGCGCGGGCGCGGGCTACGATGTGCAGCCTTATGAAGACTGGGACCAGTATGGAGGCGGCGTCGATGATTGTGTGGTTGTCTACCTGGATTCCCCCGATGCAGGAGATGATGAATTAGGAGTAGACGAGTATAACGGCTTAAGTGAAGCCAACCTTACATTTACGGAAGGCGGAAACTTGGCTGGAGCCGTCGGGTCCCCTCCTTACAGGGAGTTTGATGGCTTAAACGATTACATGACGATGACCAGAGAACTGTGGAATGCTTACATAGCAGGTTCAAGTAATTATTGTATCATCATGAAGTTGGCTTTTTCTGGAGCGACAACTGGGAATCATATGGCTTATTTTCAGGATGCTCAGTCAGGAGATAAAATAGAAATAACTTGTCCTGCCGGAGCTTTCAACATCATCCTGGATGATGTTGACAACGTGGCAGAAACGGAAACACTAAGCGGCGGAGTAAGACCAACGCCTGATGTAGATGAAGTATTTTACCTGGCACTATGGACCGAATCTGGTGTTAATTCCAGGGCTGGGTGGCTGGCTGAAGGTGCTGGTTCAGGAGCAGGAGGGCAGCCTACTAAGTGGAGCGACTTCCCGGCAGACCAGAGGGTTGAATGGTCAGCAAGTTTCGATCAGATGCGGGAGCTTGACGCATTGGGAGGTGACCAGAACTACTTCATGGCCGTGGCAGGGCCAGCTAATAACATGCCAGCCAAAGTGCAATGGTTTCTGATTTCGCCAACAAGTCTACGTTTCAATGATTAAACGACTTCTTATGCTTACCGTAATGTGGTGTGTCTGCTTCTCCGGCACATGGGTATCGATAGATCTTCGGTACGTTCCAGGTGGGAAACGATACCCCGAGGTATGCAATCAGGACAGGCAATACAGGAATATCTCGAAATGGTATCAGACACCGGAATCTCATACTATATTGATTTATGTGGATGACATGACAAACGGAGAGATTACAAAGGAAGTAGCGCAAGAGCATAAGCCAGCGTTTTTAACAAACGAAGAGGCTCAGGCTCTAAAGGATAAAATTCTAAACACGAAGGGGATTTTAAAATGAAACGATTTATTGTCCTGATTTTCTTGGCAATCTTTGCTCTTGCGGGGAACGTATGGGCGCGATCCGAGCCGGACACCACCCTGAAGGTCATGGATGCGGATTATATCTGCAGGGGCGGGGCCTCCGTGTGGGTGCTGGACCTGACCAAGCCGCAATTCATTGATGCGGAGGCATTCAGCCTGCAGTTTAGCGGCACAACCCATAGGTGGCAGTTCAGCCCGGCATCGGAGACGACCATGCAGGTATATGCCTGCAGCACGAACATCTACCCTTGGGCCAATAGCGGAGATGAGGATTTTGCCAGTTCCGTTACGTTGCAGAAACTCGTAAACTCCGGGGCAACATACACTATCTATGACTGGCAGCCTGTCGTGACAAATCTTCCCGTGTTGACCGGCAACACGACCGATCAATATTGCTTCAAGGTGAAACCGGCGCGTTTCCTGATGCTCAAGATGGATAATTCCGGCCTGACCGACTATTTTGCCCATCTTACGCTTGGATTCCATAGGGGCACGGGATGGGTGGATAGCTACCACAATCACATCACATCCACCTACTCTCAATTCGGCACGACTGCCGGGGTGACGATCCCCTATCATATGTTTAGCGGTACGTCATCGGCTTCGACTGCCGGATATGATAGCAATCAGATTCCTCCCGATGGAGCCAACTGGGTTTGCATTCAACCTGTGGATGACGACATCTATTTGACCTTCAATGAGTTTACCACGACTCCCACCACAGCCCTTGGGATGCAGATTGCCGATGAGAGCGAAAGATGCATCCCGTGTCTTCAGTGGAAAAAGGCGGCGTGGGTGACGGGCCTTAATGCCGCTGGTTCCGTTGGGTTCGACTGGTATATCGATAAGCCATATTAAGAGGCATGGAAATGAAACGACTCCTGATAATCTTAATGCTCCTGTGGCCTGCGTGGGTGGAGGCAGGGTGCGATAGAGATAGGGACAATCCTCGTTCGAGAGTCGGCGGCCCATCTTATAATCGCTGTCGAGACCTGCCTATCAACACGTTGGGGCTTGTGACGTGGCTGGACCAAGGATGCTACGATTCCTGCGGAGACGTTTCCAACTGGTATGATCTTGGAGACGAAGGAGCGGATTTCTACCAGGGTACGGCAGGTAATCAGCCGAGCCTGCAGGGGACCTGCGGGACGCTTGCAGCGTATAGGGATTTCGACGGCTCGGACTATATAGGGCATGTGGTTACGGAGTATACGAGGGAGCAGGTCTGGGCCAGTGGTGTCAGCATTGCAGCAGTCAACGGGGGTGCCTTTATTGTGGATCAGACTGGCACGTTGGCGGCCTATGCAGATGACACGAATAATGCCTATAAGGTGATCTTAGAGTCCGAGCAAAGCGGAACTTCCAGGATGTGGGGTTATCTGGATCGGAGAGGAACTGGAGAAACCCTCGGGGGTGAGGAGTATACGGTTGCGAATGCTGTGGATACATCTGGGGGAGAAGCGAATAATACGAATGGCTGGGGGACTAATGGAG